TGACGGACGAAGAGCGTTATATTATACCTATGATGATCGAAGAGTTCTCCAACACGGAGTTGGGCAAGTTTTTGGTCAATGTGAAGGCCGGAAAGGATTTCGGCAATCTGAGGACACTGAATCTATGAATATCATTGGTTTAGGCAAGGCCGGATGCGCTATTGCCGAAAAGTTCAGCCAATACCCGCAGTACAACATCTTTCAGATAGATGTGGGCGCAGAGAGTGACTTTGATTTTATTGGCCAGTACGAAGATGCTGAGGTAAAAAAGAAGGCACACAGTGTAAAGAAGCAGAAAGGCCCGGAAGAATATGAGGCCAATGCTCCTTCACTGAAGACTTTTTTCGGTAACATCGAGGGAGACACATTTTTTGTAATCGGCGGCTCAGGAGATATTTCCGCTATGTCGCTCCGCATTATGGAGCAAATTAAAGATAAGTGCGATATCAACATCCTCTATATCGCCCCCGACAAGTCTCTTTTGAGTGAGAAGCGTAAGATGCACGAAAAGGTAACTTATAACGTGCTTCAAAACTACGCCCGGTCTGGGGTAGTTCAGCGAATTTATTTGGTTTCAAATCCGCAGGTCGAAAGCATTCTTGGCGAAGTGCCGATTATGGGTTATTTCGATAGGCTCAACGATTTCATTGTGCCAACGTTCCATATGATCAACGTTTTTAAGAATTCGGACCCTCTTCTTGGTGGGTTGGCAAAACCCGGCGAGACACGACGGATATGCACCGTTGGAATTTACGATATGGAAAAAGATGAAGAAAAGTTGTTTTTTCCGCTTGACACCATACGTGAAACGTGCTATATTTATAGTGTTGGGGAAAGAAGATTGCGTGAAGACGGCGGTCTGCATAAAAAGATCGTCACGCAAATGAAGGGTAAGGCAAACGACGAAACACCGAATGTTTCGTTTGGCGTCTTTCCCACCAACTATGAGAATGACTATTGTTACGTCTTAGCATATAGTCCCAATATTCAAAGCTAGCAGAGCAGGATATTTGCTGTTCTGACTTTAATAAAATAGGAGAAAAAGAAAATGGCTATTGATTTAGAAAAGATGCGTGCCAAACTAACGGCACTTGAGAACCGAGGCGAAAAGAAGGATTCTGCTTTCTGGCGTCCAGAGGATGGCGAACAAACGATTCGTATCGTCCCGACTGCTGATGGCGACCCCTTCAAGGAGTATTGGTTCCACTACAACTTGGGTAAGAACCCCGGTTTCCTGAGCCCGAAGCGTAACTTCGGTGTTGACGACCCGCTGAACGATTTCGTTCGCCAGTTGTTCAACGAGGGAACAGAGGATTCTATTAAAATGGCCAAGAATCTTATGGCTCGTCAACGCTTTTTCGCACCTGTTCTCGTTCGAGGAGAGGAAGAAAAAGGCGTCCGTATTTGGGGCTTCGGTAAGATGGCGTATCAGGAGTTGCTGAACCTTGTTCTCAACCCCGAGTATGGCGACATCACCGATGTTGAATCAGGCACTGATCTGGTTATCAAGTACGGGAAACCCGCCGGTGCGTCTTTCCCGCAGACCACCATTACCCCCCGACGCCGGTCTAGCCCGCTCTGTGATGATGCAGTTGGTGGACCCGAGCGTTGTGCTGAGTTGCTCGAAAACATTCCTGAGTTCGACAGTCTTTTTACGAGGAAGACTTCCCAAGAGATTCAGAGTATGCTTGACGAGTGGCTCGCTGGCGAAGACTCCGCTGGAGAGGACGTTGTTAAGTACGATAGTACCAACTCCGCAACCAGCGTGGACAACGCCTTTAATGAACTGATGAACGCATAAAGGAAATTAATTATGTTCAATTTTATTAATCGTGATCACGTCTATGGCGCGGTCTTTGGAGTGGCACTTTGCATCGGACTGGCTTTCCTGTCCGGTTGCGGAGAGAAGGGAGACGACACGGCTGATTCGGCTGCGTACTCCTCCACTACAACTGCCGTTACCACTAGCACCACTGGCACGACCACCCCGACTACGGGTACTACTACTGGCACCACGACTGGAACCACTGGCACGACCACTGGCACCACGACGGGTACGACCGGTACCGGTACCACGACGGGTGGCACTACCACTGGTAGCTGATTTACGCCCGCAGGGTAGGCATGGGGTAACAGATGCCTCCACTTTTTAAACTAATAAGGAAACTAAAATTATGAGTGACAACAAATCTATCAATATCTATGCTATTGGCGCTGTCCTTGCATTCGTGGTATTCGGAGTTCTGACCTATGGCGGAGCTTTCAGTGACACGAAGAAGGAAGAGGCGACGGCCACGGAAGAAATCGCGGCTGTTGAGACCAAGGCAGAAGAGATTGTGGTGACTGCGAATGAAGAAGATCCGTTCGATAAGATTCAGGAAGCAGCCATTGTTAACAAAAACAACTCTGACGAAGAAAAGTCGGAGAACACGGACGTTGCGAACGCTGAAAACGCGGAGTAATCCCCCCACCGCAGGAGGGCATGGGTTTACAGATGTCCTAACATTTTAAAAAAGAGGAAAAAATGAGTCTATACAAGAAGATTAAGGCACTTGGTGTCGAAGACGATGTTAAAGTAAACTTTAGCTACGAAGAAGGTGCAGATGTTTTTCACTACACCGAAACAGAGGTAGAAACTGCAATGAGCGAGACTGGCTTTGCCTATACACTCGCGGAGGCCATTACAAGTGGAGTCCTCTATAAGAAAGGAAATCACATTCTCGACGAGATGCGCGAAGAAGAGCTTTTGGAAGAGTATGAGCGAGGCGACGAAGCATTTACTGATTTTGTGTCAGAGGTTATTTCCGAAGAGCACTGGAACTATGGATGGTTTGAGTACTCGACTGAAAAGTACGACCACAAGCGTGGTTATACTGAGCTTTCGGCTGAGTTTGATATTCCTCTTGCTGATTTGAAAGACGACCCTCACCCGCTTATCGGGTGGAAGGCATCTGTTCAAACCCCTAACGGCTATTTAACGGTCGAACGCTAATGCCAAGAGCAAAGAAGCAAAAGGCAGGAAAACTTTCTATCGCAGATATGCGAAAGATTATTAATAAGAAAGCAGGTGAAGAGGTTGCCCACAACCTTTCGGGCACAAACCCGACCGAGGTCAAAGAGTGGATTCCAACTGGATCTAGGTGGCTAAACTCTATCATCTGTCGCGGCAAGTACGCTGGTATTCCAATCGGTAAAATCAGCGAGATTGCTGGCCTTTCCGCTTCTGGTAAATCATATATGGCGGCTCAGATTGCAGGCAACGCCCAGAAAATGGGGATTGACGTTGTTTATTTTGATTCTGAGTCCGCTGTAGACCCAGACTTTTTGGCAAACGCTGGTTGTGACATTGAAAACCTACTTTACATTCAAGCACAGTCAGTCGAGTTTGTCTTAGAAACTATTGAAGAGCTTTTGGCAGGTAACGAAAACCGAATGCTCTTTATCTGGGATTCACTTGCGATGACGCCTGCCATTACTGACATCGAGGGCGATTTTAACCCTCTGTCCAGTATGGCAGTCAAGCCTCGTATTCTTTCAAAGGGATTTGCTAAATTAACAGTCCCTATTGCAAACTCTCAATCAACCTTGCTGATTCTTAATCAGCTAAAAACGAACATTACAAGTAACATCGCAGAAGCGCGTCTGGAGCCTTATTTCACCCCCGGTGGAAAGGCCGCAATCTACGCCTATTCTCTTCGCATCTGGCTGACAGCGAGACGAGGTAAGGCTAGCTATCTTTATGATGACAAAGGCTTCCGTGTTGGTACTGAGGTGAAAGCAAAGATTAAGAAGTCCCGTTTTGGGTCTGATGCGAGAGAATGCACATTTAAGATTATGTGGGCTGGCGATGATGTGAAGATTCAAGACGAAGAGTCTTGGCTGGAGGCAATCAAATCCTCAGAACATATCACAAACGCAGGAGCGTGGTTTACGCTGAAGCACGAAGACGGCTCAGAAGAGAAATTTCAATCAGCAACTTGGATGAAGAAACTACAAGAAGACAAATTCAGAAACCGTATTTTACAGTTGATGGAGGAAGAAGTTATTCTCAAGTTTGAGAAGAAAGAGGTTGACGCAAAAGAATTTTACGATATCGACGGAGAGGATGAATAAAATTTCAAATGCGTCCGTCTAATATATAGGAGGAC